CAGAATTTTTAAACATACCTGATAAAACCAGCACAGGTAGACCTACACAATATTTTTTAGACAGAGCTACAACACCAGTGCTTAATATCTGGCCAACACCAGATACTGTCGCAACATATACTTTAATCACTAACAGAGTTACTAGAATTGATGACGTAACAGCATCTAATCAAGACCCTGATGTACCTTCAAGGTTTATGCCTTGTATGGTAAGCGGTTTAGCATATTACCTTGCTATGAAGAAAAACCCTGAAAAAGCCCCTATGTTAAAACAACAATATGAGCAAGACTTTAAATTAGCTGCAGATGAAGATGGAACAAAAGTTTCTTTGCACCTTGTACCTAGAAGGAGTTATTACTAATGGCATATGCTTTAGGAAAATATTCAAAAGCTCAGTGTGATAGGTGTGGTTTTGTCTACCCTTATTTAGAACTTAAAGAAGAATGGCAAGGTTTAAAAGTTTGTAGAGATTGTTATGAACCTAAAGCTCCACAAATAGACCCCATAAATGTGCCTGTAGATCCTGAAGCACTCAAAGATCCAAGAACTACAGAGTCTGCACCAACTGCTGGGAATGGGGTAGTTAAAACAGAAAATAGTGTAGCGAATGGAGTGAGTTCTCCTTCTACATTAGTTTCACATAATGATGTTATAGGATCAAGTTTTCGTAGTAGTAAAATGACTTCTGAATTAGGTAGTGTAACAGTAACTACAGGATCATAATATGAGTTGGACTTATTCATCTTTAAAAACAGCTATACAGGATTTTTCAGAAAGTACAGAAAGCACTTTCGTAACACATCTTAATGATTTTATAAAAGGAGCAGAAGAAAGAATTTTAAAAGGTGTTGAACTTGATCAATTTAGAAAAAACGTAACTGGTTCTGGAACAGCTTCTAATACATATCTAAGCATGCCTACAGATTTTTTATCACCATTTAGTTTAGCTGTAATAGATTCTGATAGTAACTACACATTTTTAAAATTAAAACACGTAAGTTTTATAAGAGACTTTACACCTTCTATAGCAACAACAGGAACACCAAAGTATTACGCTGAGTTTGATCAAGCTTCTTTCATACTAGCTCCTACACCTAGTAGTAATTTTAGTTTTGAACTACATTATTTTTATAGACCTAATTCACTTACAGTAGCTGGAGATAGTGGTACAACATGGCTTTCTACTAATGCACCTAATGCTCTTTTGTATGGCAGTCTTGTAGAAGCTATGATATACTTAAAAAACTATGAAAGTGTTGGTCTATATGAGCAAAGGTTTCAAGAGGCATTAGCACAAATGAAAAACTTAGGCGAAGCTAAATCTACAAGAGATCAATTTAGGTATGATGAAATTAGAAGAACACCACAAGCATAATGTATGAATTAAAACTAGGTGATGTAGCTGTAAAAACTACAAAAAATACAGGATTAAGTCCAGAATATTGGACAGAAAGAATAATGGAACGTTTAGTTCAAGTTAGTGATAATGCTGATCCTTTAGTACAAGCTCAAGCGAGGGCTTTTAAAGAAAGTATTGAACAAGTCGTTTTATTGTATATAAGACAAGCTATTGCTTCTGATAGAAGCACAGTAGCAGGTCTATTAGAAAAACAAGGTCATTGTAAAATGGCTGAAATAATAAGGAGGCTGTAATGGCAATATCTCAAGCAATGTGTACTTCTTTTAAAAAAGAATTAATGGAAGCAAAACACAATTTTTTAAACTCTGGTGGTAATGATTTTAAATTAGCGTTATACACAAGTTCTGCGTCTTTAGGTGCAGGCACAACAGCGTATACTACTTCTAACGAAGCAAGTGGCACAAACTACACCGCTAAAGGTGCAAGTTTAACTAGAGTTGATCCAACAACATCTAGTACAACAGCGTTTACTGACTTCGCTGATTTGACTTTTAGTAGTGCTACGGTTACTGCTAACGGTGCGTTAATTTTTAATGATACAGCTTCAGGTGATCCTGCGGTATGTGTGTTGGCTTTTGGTGGTGATAAAACTTCTACAAACGGAGACTTTACTATACAGTTTCCAACAGCTGACGCTAGTAATGCGATTATAAGAATAGCGTAGTTTAAATGTCCAGTGTAACAGGTTGGGGTCGTGGCACTTGGGGCGAAGGTGCATGGAGTGAAGAAGCTCCTGTAGTCGTCACTGGTGTAAGTGCTACTTCTGCTGTAGGCACTGTTATACAAAGAACTTCAAACACTATTGCAGTTACTGGTTTAGTAGGGACTTCGGCTTTAGGTAGTGAAACTGTAGTAGCTCAGGCTTTACAAGTAGTTACTGGAAACGTAGGAACTTCTTCTTTAGGTGATGAAACAGTTACTGCAGCAGCATTAGTTGCTGAAACAGGAGTAGCGGGAACTACCGCATTAGGAAATGCTATAACTGCTGGAGCAGCAGTCACGGGTGTCTCTGCCGTAGCTTCTACTTCTTCTTTAGGAGATGAAACTGTAACAGCAGGAGCAGTAACCGCAGTTACTGGTTTAGCAGGAACTTCTGCATTAGGTACTATTAGTTTAGTAACTAATAATAATCTTTCGGTTACTGGAAACGTAGGAACTTCTGCATTAGGCGATGAAACAGTAGTTTCAAAAGCTCTCGTACTACCGACAGGAAACGTAGGTACTTTTGGTGAACCAACCGCAACAGTTTGGGGGTTAGTAGACACTAGTCAAACAGCTAATTACAGCGATGTTACAACAACTCAAACACCTAATTGGGAAGAGGTAGCTTAATAATAAGAAAAGTATTATAATCATAGTACAGGAGTAGAATAGATTATGGCAAGTACATATGTAAACGATTTAAGACTAAATGAGATGGCTACTGGTGACGCTAGTGGTACTTGGGGTACAGTTACTAACACTAATTTAGAACTAATTGCTGAAGCATTTAGTTTCGGTACGGAAACAATTACTACTAATGCTGATACACATACAACAACTGTAGCAGATGGTGCTACTGATCCAGGCAGATCAATGTTCCTTAAATATACAGGTACGTTAGATTCTGCTTGTACTATTACTATTGGTCCTAATACTATTTCAAAACTTTGGTTTATAGAAAACGCGACAAGTGGCTCACAAAATATAATTATAAAACAAGGTTCTGGAGCAACAGTTACGATACCTCCTTCAGACACTAAAGCTATTTATTCTGATGGTGCTGGTTCTGGTGGTGCTATGGTAGATGCTTTTGCAAATTTAAACGTAGTCGATTTACAAGTAGAAGATGATTTAGCTGTTACGGACGATGCTTCAATAGGTGGGGATTTAGCTGTAACGGGTGCAGTGACAGGTGGCACAATTAATAATGTTGGTATTTCGCACAATATTACCAATTTTTCTCAAAGTCTTTTAATAAGTAATGACGCTGGTACAGGCACGTTAGATTCTGCTTCAAACAATACAGGTTTAGGACACGAAGTATTTAATGTCTTAACTTCAGGTGACGATAACACAGGAGTTGGTAGAAAAGCATTTTTAAATTTAACAACGGGCAGTAATAATGTAGCTATCGGTTCAGGAGCTATGGCAGATACTACCACAGGTTCAAGTAATGTTGCGGTTGGACAAAATGCTGGTACAGCAATTACTACTGGAGTACAAAACACCGCAGTAGGTCAAGGAGCACTAGATGCCAACACCACAGCAAACAATAACAACGCTTTTGGTTTTGATGCTTTAGGAGCAAATACAACAGGAACACAAAACTCTGCTTTTGGAGAAGAAACTTTATTAGTTAATACTACAGGTAGTCAAAATACTGCTATTGGTTCTGAAGCACTTAAAGCGAATACTACTGCTTCTAACAACACAGCTGTGGGTCGTGCAGCATTACAAGTAAACACTACAGGTGCATTAAATACAACGATAGGTGCAGCTAGTTTAGATGCTAATACTACAGGAGATGAAAATACAGGACTTGGTTATGGAAGTTTAAGTGCTAATACTACAGCAGACTATAATACAGCTGCTGGTGCTAATTCTTTATTATCAAACACGACAGGTGCTTCTAATACAGCAGTTGGTCGTAGGTCTTTGTTCTCAAACACTACAGCATCAAACAATACAGCAGTTGGAACAAGTGCTTTATTATCAAACACTACAGGCACGAGAAATAATGCTTTTGGTAATACAGCATTAGATGCAAACACTACAGCTTCTTATAATAATGCCTTTGGACACAATGCACTAGGAGCTAATACTACAGGTGAAGAAAATGTAGCTATGGGTGATAATGCAGCATCAGCTAATACAACAGGTAATAAACTTACTGCAATAGGTACAAGTGCTTTAGCATCTAATACCACAGCAAGTCAAAACACAGCTGTAGGTTATGCAGCTTTAAATGCAAACACCACTGGTGATAATATAACAGCTGTTGGTTTTAATGCTTTAGTTGCAAATACTACTGGAACAAATCACGTAGCCGTAGGGTCAAGAGCATTAGATGCTAACACCACGGGAGGTAACAACACTGGACTAGGTTATGCTGCTTTAGGAGCAAATACCACAGGGTCTAATAATGTTGCAGTTGGTACGTTTGCTTTAGATACAAACACCACTGGAGGAAATAATGTAGCTATTGGATATGCTGCACTAGATGCAAATACTACAGGAGTTAGACTTATAGCAATAGGTACTCAGGCATTAGATGCTAATACAACTGCGACTGATAATGTTGCAGTTGGTGCTGTAGCTCTTAGTGCAAATACTACAGGTTCTCAAAATACTGCAATGGGTACTTATGCTGGAGCTGCTAATACTACAGGTGAGAATCAAACTTTGCTTGGATACTCAGCTGGAATTTCTTTTACTACTGGTAGCAGAAACACTGCTTTAGGTGCATTTACACTAGATAATTGTACTACAGGTGACGATAATACTTGTATAGGAAAATCTGCTGGAGGTTTAATTACTACAGGTTCAGATAATACTTGTCTTGGTGAGAATGCTGGTGATGCCATTCAGACTGGTAGTAGTAATGTAATTATTGGTAAGGAAAGTGATTGTGGACACGATTCAGTTAATGCTATTGTACTAGGTACTGGTTTAACTGATGGACAAGGTGATAAATTTAAATTTGGTAAGGCGAGTAATGTTGTAGAAAACACATTTACCTCAAACGCTTCTTTTACAAGAACTTCAGATTTACATAAAAAAACCAATATAGCAGAAACAGATATAGGGTTAAGTTTTATAAATGAATTAAAACCTGTAACTTTTAATTGGCGACCTAATAGCGAGTTTCCAAAACAATATAAGGATTATTCTGAAACAGAAAATCACATGGATACAGAAACAAACCTATATGGAATGATTGCTCAAGATGTAGAAAAAGCTCTGCAAAAAGTAGGACATGAAAACTTTGGTGGTTGGTCAAAAGAGGAAGATGGTTCGCAAAGATTAGCACAAGCAATGTTTATCTATCCGTTGATAAATGCAGTTAAAGAATTATCAGCAAAAGTTGATGAATTAGAAAATAAATTAAACTAAGGAGTAAAAAATGGCAGTAACAAAAGCTATAACAAAATGTGTCCCATATATAAATAGCAATAGCAAAGTTGATAAATGGGTTATAGAAATGAAATATGAAAATGGTAGTGAGGGTGATTCAACCTATTACACTTCTACTTTTAATACTGAAGTTGAGCAATCAGTAAATGGCTTCACTTTAAAAGCTAAAAGTAGCTGGTCTAATGCAGATTTAGTAGCTATCTGTCCTGTTTCACAATGGGATGCAGTTTTTGCTAGTCAAGTAGATTCAGTTATAACGAATCCACCAGTATTAAGCACACCAGACGAAGCGTTTAGCGTACCTAGTTAATGGCAGAAGTAACTGTACATAATATGCCTTCTGTTTTTGTTATGGAAACAGAAATGCCGTTAAGTATGGTAACGGATATAAACGATTATTTAGACGAATATAAAGAAACCGAAGATAAAAAATCTTTAGCTGATACGTTAGTTGGACAAATAACCCAAGGCGAACAATTACTACTAGATAATACCGATAAACGCATTAAAGAATATAGTGATTTTATTTGTTCATTAGGTGCTGATTATATAAATTTTTTTAGCCAAAATACTGGCACGCAATTAAATCATCCAAAGGCGGTAGCCGTTGATGAAACTTGGTCAGTACATAGTTATGCTGGCGATTACAACCCCATACACGATCACGGCACTAAAACTATTATGGGTATCTCTACGACAGGTTGGACTAAAGTACCGCAACAAATATTAGACCAACCTACGGCTGGTTCACAAAATTATTCTTTGTATCAAGCGTCAGGCGATTGTGACGGCTATATAGCTTTTCAATATGGGCGTAATGAATTAATGAATACGGAAAGATTAAGACCCCCACAATCTTTCGCTATAAAACCAGAAGTCGGTAAATTATTAGTTTTCCCTTCTTGGTTACAACACATGGTTTATCCATTCAAAGGTAAAGGTGAAAGACGCACCATAGCTTCTAACCTAAACTGTTGGGATATGCCAGCACAACCTCAAGAAACACAGGAGTAAATTATGAATTGGTGGCAAAAATTTAAAGACTTCTGGATTACCGACAGCACAAAACCTGTCGAAGAAAATCCAGACGATTATGAAACAGTTAGAACTAGAAACAAAAAAGGTCGATATGTTGCTGACGATCCAGACACACCAGAAAACGAAGCATATACTCGTCGTAAAAAGAAAAAATAATGGCGACAACTAAAGACGCTTTACATAAAATAGAAACGCATGAAAAAGAGTGTGCTCTACGTTATGAAAATATTGAAAAACGTCTTGAAGAAGGGTCTGAGAAATTTAGACGTTTAGAAAATTTACTTTGGGGTGTTTACCCATTTATTGTAGGAGCAATAGTTCTTACTAAATTTATATGAGCGAAGAAAAAATTATAACAGACAACACTATTGTAGAAAAAGAAACACCTATAAAAAGAAAACTTGAACTTGATATAGATGTTAGTCCAAAGAATAACGGAGATAACCCTTTTATAAAATGGGTACATCTAGCTAAAACCGTGGATGCTTGGCGAATATTTCCAAGGGTATTTGTAAGTGTTTATATAGTGCTTCTTTACAAAGTAGTAATATGGTTTATGGCTTTACCT